GCCGTCAGGGATACCCGACGCCTCATCAAAGATCAACATCATCCCATCGTGGTTGTGCACCCCCGCGTAGCTGTCAGGGTTCTCCTCTGACCACAGCTTGCCCTCTGCCGCCCAGTAGCGCGTACCCTTCCGTAGGTCACGCTCCACGATGTCGCACAGCCACTTAGCCGGTTGCAGCTTGGTCGCGCTGATCTCCCACCAGTGCGCGTTGATGATCATCGTCGACCACTTAGTCAGCTCGCCCCAGGTCACCGACCGTAGTTGCGCCTCACTGTTCGCGCTCACAATCACGCTTGACCCTATCCGTGTGGATAGCATCCACATGATCAGCCAACTCACCAGCGCCGACTTACCGATCCCTCGACCTGAACTGACTGCCTCTCGCAGCGTGTCCATGTCCACCTTACCCTTGTTATCTTGTATGTGCGCCTTGATGTCGCGCAGCACCTGCCGCTGCCACATGCGCGGCCCGCCGTACTTTGCCAGTGGCGTGTTCTCCTGCCCCCACGGGAAGGCGAACAATACAAACGCTTCGGGGTCGTCCTTAATCGCGGGGGACCACAACCGCGTCATCAGCAGTTGCTCGTCCTCTGGACTGTATATTGGTTTTTGCATGTGTTAGCTTTTCACTTTGTGGCGTCACGTCGATTACTTTACCCTCATCGACGCGCGTCTCCGCCGCTCTGAGTGCGTCGATCACGCTGATGCGCTGGTCTACTTCAATACTCACCGCCTGCTTGGCGACCCAACCATGCGTGTGCTTCAGTATCTCTAGCGCCGCCTTAGCGTCGCCTTGCCGCGCTGCGTTCAACATGTGCTGGCTGTGCTCGCGCTCGCTATCTGCGCGACCTTTGAGTTCGGCAATTTCGGCAAGTTTGTCATGCTGTTTAAGTAGCCGGTACTCTACAGGTAGCAATCCTGCTGCTAACGCCAACGAATCTTCTTTCAATCCTAGATACGCAGCGTCGTATATGCGCTCCAGTACAGCTTCTGTCGCTTCAATCGTACGAACTGTGAGAGGTAGGCTCTTAAACATAGCGTGACAATTTTACCAAGATGACCTAAGCGTCGTTACAACGCAAGCGTAAGACATTCTAATACTTTCGTCTACGGAATTATAAAAATTTCTTGTGCTAGTGGCGCGGGAACTAACAAAAATAAAAAAATTTCTTGTGGACCCTCCGGCTCCAGCCGACCGGTCGGCCGGACCTACCCGGGTGCCTCGCAGCCAGAAGCCGAAATCGATTGGCAATTTGGGTCATGCTCTACACTTTGTAGCGATTGGCAAGTTGGGCAATGCTCTAGACTTTAGGACAATTGGCAATCTAGGCAATGCTATACACTTTGTAAACATTGGCAATCTTGGCAATTGTTCGGACATTGCCAAGATTGCCAATGATTTTGGCTGGCTGCATGCGTTCGGGGGCGGGGAGGGCGAAAAGCCCAAAATCATTGGCAATATTGGCAAAATTGTCATGCTCCTCAAGTTAGCCTAGCCCCACTTAGATAATTCTTTGCAATACAGAATAAATGACAATACTGCCAATAGCCCCACAATTGTCTTGTAAATCAAGCACTTGCCATTGGCAATCATTAGCAATCTAACCCCCATTTCCTAGGCAATTCACGCGTTTAAACTTGCCAATCTTGCATTTTGCAAAACAATGATTTACGATAAAGGCTCATTCAATACAGTAAAGGACAATCAATCATGAGCAAGATCAAAGTTTTCCCTAATGGCTATGCAACGATAGAGAGGCTATCGCCTTCAGGTATGTATTTAGTCAAATGCTACGTTGGCGCTAATTTGCACGACAAAATGCGCTGCGATGACTATCGCTCAGCGATGGATTACTACAAAGCATTTCAAGCTATTGCAAAAGCTGCCTAATCTCATTCACTACAGTAAAGGACAATCAATCATGTCACTGGCAATTCATACCAAGTATATCGGCGCAACCAATACGCGCGGCGCACGTATCAAGGCAACATGCACCATCGATAAAAACACCAAATGGACAGCGAGCGTATCGTTTGAGTACGGCGCTGATTCTGAGACGCGTCACGCGTTAGCTGCTAAAGCGTTACTGGTCAAACACGCGCCAGATCTGCATGATAAGCAATTGTGGGTGTGCGGTAACACGCTCGACAACCTTGGTTACGTGTTCGCCGTTTACCCCACAATCCAACAATGAAAAAGCATGCTCGCGTAAACACGCCCAAAGGCGTGGGCATTGTCGAAGGCATACACGGCGATCAAATTACTGTGCGCTTGATCGATCCACGCTTCCCGCTGCCTGAATGGCTTGTATACCCGCGCAAGCAATTGCGCATCGTGCGCGACAAGAAAACCGTTGAAACGTACGGGGAGGCATTGTACTGATGGACCCAACCAGAACCGCGCATAAGGTCCTCGACATGTACGGCGACCATGCGCTTGTGTTTTGCTCTTACATGGCCGATAAATTCGCCCACGACGGGCTTGGTTATCGCTACTGGCTAGCAGTAGCTCATATTATTGAAGGGATGAGAAATGACTGATTGGATCGTTGCAACCGTATTCGGCGTTGCGCTCGCCTGCGCCGTGTTCTTCAACCTATGAGGTGTGCATATGAAAACTAGCGAACTAACTGGTGCAGCCCTTGATTGGGCAGTAGCGAAGTGCGAAGGGTTTGCCGTTGAATATGAGAAAGACCGAAACGATTTTTGGATAACACGGACAAATCACGCTCAGCAATTTTTACCGCCGTTTGGCTATTTGTCTGAGGTTTTCCACCCATCAGAAGATTGGTCCCAGGGAGGGGAGATCATTGAGCGAGAGGGGATTACTATTTTCCAGACCGGCAGGGATTGGATGGGCTATATCCGGCACGATACCGAGTCTTTCGCCCCCACGCCCCTGATCGCAGCCATGCGCTGCTACGTGACAAGTAAGTTAGGCGATGAAGTTGAAGTACCGGAGGGGCTAACAGCATGACCGACGATAACGAGCCACCTTATTGGCTAACCCTACTCGCGCATCAAATAACGCCAGATAAATGGTGCGTGCCCGTTGAAACCGTATGGCGGCGCTATGGCTGGCGCCCGCCTTCGACCGAGTGCGCCGAGACCATGCAGAAACAAAAGGCTTTCCGAACATGGACGCTACCACCATGCTAGCCCTGCTCATTGGTTCAATCGTTGCGTGGATCATCTTTGAAATGCTAGACTTATAACCGGAACTTCTCCCCTCCTCCCCGTGGGTTTAGCCCGACCAAGTGTCGGGCTTTTTTTTATCTCACTAGCGCCATTTTTGACGCAGGCGCAGTATCTTCGACCAAGCGCCTAAGCTCCGATTTGCTTAGTCGATTGGCAAGCTCAGGCGCAGCGAAGACATGCTTCTTGGTCGTATATTCCGCGCTGGCCAGACGGCCCACATCAACCCATCCAGCCTCCTTGAGCGCGTGCAGCAGCGCAGCTTGGGGAACCTTCACGCCTGCGGGCATACTGCCAAGCAATCGGTCAATAAGCGCATGGAAGGGCGATCCGACTGCGCCCTTAGCAAATTCGCCTTGACGGCGGCGCATCATGTCCACAAGCCAGCTTTCTGCGGTCGACATCGAGTGCTCGATCAAGTTAGACTTAAATTCAGTCCAAGCAGGCGTAGCGGCAGGATTAAACGCGCTAACGTCACGCTGATAGAGCCATGCCGCTATGGCGACAAATCCATGTGATTTGTACCAGTCCCACAAGCGCCGCGCGTCCTCATCGCGCATGCGAGGCGCACGCGACCAGATGCAAAACCAGCGCCTATCCTGCGAGTCAAGCGATATGGGCAGCGGGTCATTGGTAAACGACAACACGAACAGCCGATTAAGCATGTCATAGGGGTGTAATCCCTTGCGATTGATGGGGAGCATCTCTGGAGGCGCAGCGATGATAGGCTTGAGTTTATTCGCCAGCGCGCGACGCGCAGCCGCCTCAGGCTCTTTTAACTCATTAATAATCAACACTTCCGACTCAAGTTGATAACCCCACTGCGACGACAGCGAGTCGTTATCAAGCAGACCGCGATTCTTTAGTCCTGGCCCGCACACGGCCCAAAGAAAAGGCGCCCACATAGTGTCCTTACCGCAGCCTTGATCGCCGCCATGCAGCACGGCGTGGTTGATCTTGACCTCGGGGTGCTGCAACTTATATGCCATGACGTTAAACAAATGCTCGCGCTCGCTAGGCTCAGGCACAAGGCGCTCGCAGTGCTCAAGCCAAGGCGTTATATCGCCAACGAAGTCCTTCTCGACAGCAGGACGCGCGTCGCGCCAACGGTTGCCGTACACGTCGCCATCACGCGCAACGAGCAGGCTCTCGCCCGCAGCGTAGGTGATGCCCACCAAAGTGCGCGCGCCCATCGCCTGACGTTGCTCGTCATACGCTGTAGCTGCCTCGACCTTACGCTTACTGTTAATCGAGATGCAATTCACATGGCGATAAAGCGCATTGAACACGTAGCGCGGCACCTCGCGCCTATCTTGCATATCAAAAAACGAGTCATCGGACAAGATGTACGCAAAGCGCTCAAACCAGCCCTTCATCTCCACGCGACCAAGCTCTTTACGCTCGACCTCCTCGATGACTTTCTTGGCGTCATCACTAAAAAAATTCGATGGCTCGATCTTGTTAAGGGTCGATTGCATGGTGACCGCAAGCAGATCATCGCGCAAGCCAAGCGCGTGCTCGGGGCCGCCCTGCTCGGCAACCCACGATAAGAACGTCTTAGAGTCAAGATCGACGCAGTGCGAGTGCAGGCAGCAGTACGCGCGCAAGGCAGGCTTGTAACGCCCCTCTGGGTTGCCGTCCGTGTGCGCGGCATGGTTCGGGCAGATCACGCCAGCCCATCCTTCTTGGTTCGGGCGCGATAGGACAAGACCCTGCGCGGAAAGCCACGCGAACACGTCATCATCGCCCGTGTCGACGATCTTGATCGGTGTTGGGCCTGCGCTATCAGCCTCAGCAGGCGTAACGCCCATCGCCTCGCAAATTTGCGCGAGCGTGAACAGTCGATCGGGGTGGAACTCGATAAGTTGCGCGGCGAAATTATTGCGACCTGGCTTTAGATTGACCGACCCTGGCAGACGGAAGTTACGCACGGCATTGGTTGCGCCTGGGTCGGTGTAGCCTGCGTTGGCGATTGCTTTAATGGCCGCGCTGAACTCACCCTTGGTGGGTTGGTCATCGCCAAAGGCGTAGCCCCACTGATACGACCCTGGCGAGGTTTCCATCACCCACGTCGGCGCAAGCGATGGCGCCTTCGACTTAGTGCCCACGTCATCAAGCACGAGCACCAGACAATACTCGCAGTTAGCCGCAGATGCCGACACATGATCGCCAAAGCGGTCTAAGATAAAACTCGCCGTGTTGCCGTACCACGCCTGATCGGGCTTGATCTTTTTAATGTCGGGCAGATGGGCAGGCCATGTGCACTTGATCGCGCCATCTGCGTGAAACTGTAGCTCACCGTCCTTAAGCTGCGGCTTTTGCCGCACGATAAGCGGTGTCTCGCCCTCAGGCGCAAGAGAGATTAGGAACTCCAAAAAATTTTTTATCATTTC